AACAACACGGGCGCTGAGTTATTAAAAACTGCTTACTGGAATAGCACAACCCCAACAAGCACAGTTTTTACATTAGGAAATGATGCCGATGTAAACCAAAGCGCTGAGTCATATGTAGCATACCTATTCGCCCATGACGCAGGAGGCTTTGGTCTGTCTGGTACAGACAATGTGATTTCGTGTGGAACATATGCAGGAAATGGCTCTGGCTCTGGAAGCAACACAATAAATCTTGGTTATGAGCCTCAATATCTTCTTGTTAAAAGGTCAATAGGTGGAGTTGGAAGTTGGTGGGTTATTGACAATATGAGAGGTGCAACCGCTGATGGAAACGATCAACTTCTTGCCGCTAATACAACTGCCGCTGAAGTTACCGACCAAAAGATAGCTTTTACCGCAACAGGCTTTACTCTTTACGACTCAAGTTCTGAATTTAATGCTTCAGGCTCAAACTACATCTACATAGCAATTCATAAAGGCCCGATGGCTGTGCCTACGAGTAGTACAAGTGTATTTACACCTGTAGCATCAAGAAGTTCTGGAACTAGCCAAGCTACGCCAATCTTTAACGCAGGATTTCCAGTTGATTTGTTACTTACTGGTATTAAAGCTGGGGGCGGTTCATTTGCAATTCCTCGTTTAACTGTTGGTCAAATTGGTACTGCCTCTACAGCCGCAGAGACTTCAGCAAGTGCCACTTATAACTTTGGTGGGATGTTGGGTATTTTGAGCGCGTCAGGAGGCGACTTAAGCAACGCTACTGTTTGTGGTTGGAACTTCAGACGCGCTCCAAATTTCTTTGATGTGGTTTGCTATACAGGCACGGGGAGTTCAACAACGCAAGCACACAATTTGGCGGCAGTGCCAGAAATGATGATTATTCGTAGAAGAACTGGGAGTGGGTATTTATGGGTTACTTACACCGCTTCACAGGGTAATACAAAATTTGCGTATTTAAATTCTGATCAAGCATTTGCAACTGACTCTTATTTAGCAAGCACCACTCCGACAAGCTCTGTGTTTACTGTCGGCACAAATGGAGATGTAAACGCTTCTAGTGCTACCTATATTGCCTACCTTTTTGCCACAATAGCTGGCGTTTCAAAAATAGGTTCTTACACAGGTACAGGCGCGGCACAGACTATTAATTGCGGATTTACAGCGGGTAGCCGGTTTGTAATGATTAAACGCGCAGACTCAACTGGCGGTTGGTATGTTTGGGACTCTGCCCGTGGCATCATTCCATCTAACGACCCATACTTGCTTTTAAACACAACAGACGCAGAAGTAACAGGCACTGACTATGTTGACACCACAGGCGTGGGCTTTGACATTACAAGCACGGCTCCAGCCGCAATCAACGCCAATGGTGGCACATTTATCTTCTTGGCTATTGCATAAGGAAAAATCATGGAAATTAGAATTAGACAAACTGGCGCGGTAATGTATGAAAACGAGTACCGCAGAGATCATTTTGATATGGGTCTAGCGCAGGCTTTGACTGAAGAAATTCTTAACGATAGAGGCGCAGACATTGTTTTTGAAGGCCCACAAGCAACTGGCGGTACTGTTTACCAATACTCAATGCGTCAAGGCGTAGAACAAATTGGCGGCAAATGGTACACAAAGCATGTGCTTGGCCCAATCTTTACAGATGGCGAAACAACTGCTGTTGAACAAGAAGCGGCGTACAAAGCAAGAATGGATTCTGACCGTGCCAAAATCATTCGTACAGAGCGCAACGACAAACTCAAGGACTGTGACTGGACTCAGATTGCTGACAGCACTGCTGATAAAACTGCATGGGCTACATACCGCCAAGCATTGCGTGATATCACTACCCAGTCTGGTTTCCCTTGGACAATTACTTGGCCTGACGCTCCCTGATCATGTGGGACTGGGTCGAAGCATTCATTGCGGCGACTCTTTTAGTTGCCTTTGTAATTTTTAGCACCTACATCATTGCATGGAGTTGGGCGTGGTAAATGCGTTGGCTCATACTGTTACTGTTGTTAGTATTGGCTGGAGCCGTAGCCAAGAACGGATGCCATGTGCGCGAGTTCTATGGAATTGGCTACACAGTCCACGATCCAACTCAGCGCCACAAAGAAATGATGGCTTGGCTTATCCACAACGCAGAGCATTGCAAGACTTCAGACTATGTGATCATTTGGAACAATCTTCCAGACTGGGCGGGTACGGCAGACACTGTTCAGCTTAGATCAAAGATAATTTATGGATACAAAGATGCGCTTGATCGGGAAAAGAAGTGAAGATCAGTTACGACAAATGGTATCCAGTGGTTCAGCCAAATCCACCAATGCAATCAGAAGTGTTTGCAAAAAGGGTGGAAAGGCTAAATGCTGAGAGGGCTGTGCAAGTACAGATTGACCAGCAGGTAAAGAAGTTTCATCAGTATGAGTATGAGATTTATGAATACAGGATGCGGCAGATAACACTGAACATTGACATCACAAACCTTAAACGCGAGATTGACAAACTTGTATGACGAGAAAGCCAACACGAACTCCAGTCAAACCCCAAGTGGAGACAAAAGAAAAGCTGACGCTGTGGGTCACTCTCATGGTAAGCACAACCCTATGTATCTCCGTATTGGCTATGGTGGTCAGCTTTATGTTGGGCTTGTGGGCCAAGGAAGTGGACAACGCAGAAATTTTCAAGATGATTTCACCCGCTTTTTCTACTCTTATCGGAGGCATGATTGGGTTCCTGTCTGGTATCAAACTCATGCAAAATGACGACAAATCTAAATGTAAGGATTAACCATGCTTTCACTCATCTCAACCCTTGGCGGTTTGCTCATATCAGGCTTACCTAAACTACTAGACTTCTTCCAAAACAAGGCTGACCAGCGCCATGAGTTAGCCCTTGCTCGTGTCCAGATGGAGTTACAACTCCAGATGTTAGCTCAAGGTTACGCCGCCCAACAAAAGATTGAGGAAATCCGTACTGACCAGATTGCAATGGAAACAGACGCTCAGATGACTGTAGCGGCTTATGACCACGACAAGAAGATCATGGACAACGCCAGCCGCTGGGTGGTGAACTTTGTGGGTACGGTTCGCCCAATGGTGACTTACATCTTTGTGCTAGAGCTGTGTGCTATCAATGGCTGGATTGCTTACTACGCTTACAGCAACCCACAGCTTGTCATGAGCATGGCAGACCTGATCCGCTTGTCTGAAATTATCTTCTCCACAGACGAAATGGCAATGCTTGGAGGCATCATTGGTTTCTGGTTTGGTTCTAGAAGCTGGAGCAAAAAATGAAACTGGGCAAGGCTGGCGCTGATTTAATGCACCAGTGGGAGGGGTACAGGACTAAACCGTACCTCTGCCCAGCCCATATTTGGACAATTGGCTATGGTCATGTTTTGTACCAAGATCAAATCCGTTTACCTGTAGTCAGGGTAGAGGGCAAAGATACGCCCATGATCCGAAAAGAGATGCCCTTAAAACAGGAGGACAACCGTGTCTGGACTAAAGAAGAGATCGAGAAACTATTCGAGGATGATGTCAGACCTACTGAACTTGGTGTTCTACGACTTGCTCCCGCTTTATCTGGTCGTCAAGGCGCTTTCGATGCGTGCGTCAGCTTTGCCTTCAACGCTGGAGTGGGGGCTTTTCAGCGCTCTTCTATTCGGATGAAAATCAACAGGGGTGACTGGGAAGGCGCGGCTGATGCTTTACTGCTTTACTGCATGGCTGGTGGTAAAGTTCTTCTAGGGTTAAAAAAACGCAGAGATGCGGAAAAAGCACTGTTTCTTTCTTGATTCTTGCTCCCCACAGGGTTCAGGAGTATAATTTTTTCTAGGCGCATGCTGTATCAGCGGCTAATACTATTGGAGTATTTATGAGCTATACCATGACCTACGACAGTCTGCTCGTAGATGTGCGCCGTTATCTTGAGCGTGGTTTTACCCAAGAAAGCGACCAGATCGTCTACGACCAACTGCCTCGGTTGATCACATTGGGCGAACGCAGAATTGCGCGAGAGCTTAAAATTATGGGGTTCATCCGAGCGGTGAGTACCCCTCTATCCGTTGGCGTGGCTGTCTATTTAAAGCCTGATAGGTGGCGAGACACCATCAGCATGACGGTTGCTGGATCGCCTATCTTTGCTCGAGCATATGAGTATTGCCGCAGTTACTGGCCTAACGAAGCCCAGACCGCCGCACCTCAGTTCTATGCTGACTATGATTATCAAAACTGGCTGATAACGCCAACACCTTCTACGGTGCAGACTCTTGAGGTTCTGTACTATGAGCAACCCGCCCTTCTGGGTGATGACTTACAAACCAACTGGCTTACTGAATACGCACCTGATGTGTTGCTGTATGCAACCTTGCTTGAAGCAACTCCGTTCCTGAAAAAGGACGAGCGCATTCAAACTTGGCAAGCCATGTATGACCGTGCGGCGCAAGCGCTCAATGGCGAAGACTTGAAGCGCATCATGGATCGCACAGCAACTAGGAGTGAAGCGTAATGCCTATCTATACAGATGTCTTTGGTGGAGCAAACATCTACCCAAGCGAAATAAGCTACAGCGCCATAACGCTGACAACAACGGATGTGACGCTAAGTTGGCCCGAGGAAACCTCGACTAACACTAACCTAGCGACCCGCATTATTGATGTGACAGCCTCCAATGCTGGCAGGTCAATCTTCTTGCCTGATGCTCAAAAGAGTGGCGTTGGCAACACCATCCTGTTTAACAACCAAGGCGCTCAAACTTTTATAGTCAAAAACGCTGGGGGTACGCAAGTTGCGTCGATTGCCGCTGGAACGGTCTATCAGATTTATTTGACTAGCAACACCACAACAAGCGGCTTGTGGGAGTCGTTGCAGTTTGGGGCTACGGTATCCGAGGCTAACGCCTCTGCTCTGGCTGGAACTGGCATTGTGGCTGTAGGCACATTGTTGTCTCAGTCTGTTCCTATTACACAGTTCAATACAAACTACATAGCAGGCGACTCAGATCGCGCCAAGATGTACTTGTGGACTGGTTCAGGCTCAGGGACTTTGACCCTGCCTAGCGCGGCTACGGTAGGCAATAACTGGTTCATGTATTTGCGCAACTCAGGTGGTGGTCAAGTTGTGCTTACACCCTCTGGTGTCAACACAATTGATGGTTTAGCAACAAAAACCTACCAGCCTACTGAGTCGTCTGTAATCATTAGCGATGGTTCAAACTTCTACACGCTAGGGTTTGGTCAGGCTTCTGTTTTTGTGTTTGACTACACAGTGATCAGCATTGCTGGAACTGGAACATACACACTGACTGGCTCTGAGTTAAACCGTATTGTTTACAAGTTCACGGGTGTTTTGACTGGAAACCGCAGTGTGGTTGTGCCTGCTACTGTTCAGCAGTATTGGATTGACAATGCCACGACAGGTGCTTTCACGCTGACTGTTAAGACTTCCGCTGGAACTGGAATTGGTGTTTCTCAAGGTTCACGAGGAATTTATTACTGTGATGGCAGTGATGTGGTTGATGCTGATACAACAACAGCAAGTTTTCCAATTACTGTTGCACAAGGTGGAACAGGAGCTACTACAGCAGGTGGTGCACTAATTAACCTTGGTGGTACTGCGGTTGGTATTCCAATTTTTGAGGCGGCTAACCAACAAGCGGCTTGGACTGCTTTGGGTGTTGCCCCTGCTGGTGTTGTTAATGGTGGGACTTACTGATGCCAGAATCCACAATAGTCCTAAAGTCTCTCGCTGGTATCAAGCGAGATGGTACTAGGTACGATGGTGACTTTTACATTGACGGACAGTGGGTCAGGTTTCAGCGTGGCTTGCCTAGAAAAATTCTAGGGTATCGCTCAATCAACAAATACCTGACAGAAATTTCTCGCGGTTTTAACAGCTTTACGCAACAACAATTACAGTATTGTCATTCAGCAGGCGCAACTAAAGTTGAGCGTTTTACGATTGATGCAACTACAAACAGTTCAGTTATCAGTAACCGAACCCCTGTCGCTGTTAGCGCAACTGGGACAGTTACTTTGACTGGTGGTGGAGCTGGCTCAGTTAACAGCGTCACAGTCAATGGCGTGACAATTACATCAGGCTCAGTTTCTTTTACGACTGACTTAGCTACAACGGCTACGGCTGTTGCGGCAAACATTACAGCTTTTGCATCTACGCCAAACTACAGTGCTGTTGCTGTTGGCGCGGTGATCACCATTACAGCCTCAACTGCTGGGCAAGCTACTAACGGGTTTGTTGTTGTAGCTAACACGACAACGATCACAACCACAGTAACTAACATGACTGGTGGCGCAAATGCTTTGGTTAGCTCTGCTTACAACCAATGGATGTTCCAGACAGCGTATGACGCATCAACCACATACAACTCCATTATTGCGCATGTAGCTCCTAACTTACAGTGCGTGTGTAACGACACTGGTGGTCAGATTTTCTACGGCGATGTGCTTGGAACAGCCCCCTTAGTTGAGATTCCATTACCCGCAGGTGCTAACGCAACTGGTGGAATTGTAATGCTATTCCCCTACCTGTTTTACTTTGGTACGGCTGGTATTGTGGGCTGGTCTGTTGCTGGTGACTTCTATGATTTAAGTGGCTCAGGCTCAGGTATTGCTCGTGTATGGGGTCAAAAAATTGTTAAAGGCATGCCACTGCGTGCAGGTTCTGGATCAGCGCCAGCAGGCTTGTTTTGGGCTTATGACGCTGTGATCCGTGCAACCTTTACAGGTGGTGCAACTGTATTCCAGTTTGACACCATTGCCACAGATACCTCGATCATGTCACCTGACTGCGTGGTGGACTACGATGGTGTGTTCTTCTGGTGTGGTGTTGACCGCTTCCTGATGTTCAATGGTGTGGTGCGTGAAGTGCCTAACGCTATGAACTTAAACTACTTCTTTGACAATGTAAACCCAGATCATCGCGCTAAAGTGTTTGCATTTAAAGTTCCTCATTTTGGTGAAATCTGGTGGTGCTATCCAAAGGGTGAAGCAACTGAATGCACGCACGCCATTATTTACAATGTGCGCGAGAACTCTTGGTATGACACAGAACTGCCTGCATCTGGTCGCGCATCTGGTGGCTACAACAATGGCTTTGCCGCGCCTTTGCTGACAGACTGCATTCCTACAGCAAGTGGTTATCGTGTGTGGATTCATGAGCAAGGTGTTGATGCTGTTGAGGGTCAATCAGTCTTGCCTATCCAGTCTTACTTTGAAACCGCAGACTTGTCCTCATTGCCACAGGGCAAGAACGAGTATTTGCGGATCACTGAAATTGAGCCTGACTTTATCCAGAGTGGCCCCATGACCGTACAGGTTACAGGTCGTGCTAATGCTCGAGCGCCTGAAGTCTACAGCAGTGTGTTCTCATTCCCTGAGACAGCTTCTGAGCCTTACCAACAGATTGTGATGCTCAAAGAACAGCGCCGTGAGTTGCGTGTTCGCTTTGAGTCTAATGCTGTGGGTGGTAACTATCAGATGGGTCAGATCATTGGACACATTGATTCTGGCGACAGGACGGTGCTTGGATGACCACAATTACTCGTCCTTCTTACATGTCGCTCCATGACTGGGCTGACCAGATTGCGCTCGATCTGGACAGCTATGGGGCGCTTAGTCGTCTTGATGGTGACGACTGGCAGAACTGGGCTATGCAGTTTTTAAACAATACATCGCTAGGCAGAAACTTTCCTTTGCCTTACGATTTTGATGATTGGCGTGACTGGGCTGAGCGGTTTGCTCAATCTCTGTCTTAATTGGAGTGACAAATGGATAAGCAACAGATTCTTGAAATAGCAAAGAACGACCCACGGTTCTCAAAGGCAATACTGACCCTTGAAAACCAAATTGGGGACATGCCAATTACGACAGAGGGCTTGGACGAATTAGTCAAGTTGCTTGAGTTTGCTCTGAACAACCCTGACAAATACCCTGAGATCGTTGCGTCCGCAGTGCGGGATGACATGGTTGAAGAGGGTGACTTGCCTGAGCAGTTTGACCCTGTAATTATTATTTCTTTACTGGTGCTTTTGTATGGCATGCAGGAGCGCACAAAGCAAAAGGGCTACGCTAGAGGTGGTCTGGCGGCTATGGGTCGTCATGGCGACACGATGCTGGCGCACATCAACCCACGCGAAGCGGAAATGCTACAGCGAATGGGTGGTTCAGGAACTATTAACCCACGCACTGGGTTGCCTGAGTACAAGTTCAGTCTCAAGAAGTTTTTGGCTATTGCGTTGCCAATTGCGTTGGACTTTATCGTCCCCGGGGCGGGCACGGCAATCGGCTCAGCCATGGGTTTCTCTGGCACTGCGGCTACCATGGTCGGCGGCGCTGTCATCGGTGGTGGTACTGCCGCCCTTACTGGTGGCGACCCCCTCAAAGGCGCTTTGCTTGGTGGTTTGGGTGCTGGTGCTGGTGACTACCTTGGTTCAGCCGCAAACACAACTTTTGATCTTGGCTTAGGCGCTGGTGGTCAAACTTTACTTGGCAATTCCTTAGTTGGTGGTGCGGCTGGCATGGCATCTGGTCAAGGTTTCTTGAAGGGTGCGGCGACTGGTGCTTTAGGCACTTATGCTGGTCAACAACTTGGCAACTTAACTGGTAATGCCTCAATAGCCGCTGGTGGCAAACAGTTTGGCAACATGATTACCGCTGGATACGATCCTAAATCAGCCATCATTGGTGGTGGTTTAGCTGGTCTTGCCACAAGCATGGCTAAGCCTGCTGAATCTAGCCGCTTAGGTCTTAAGCCTTCAGACGCTGTGCTTGAGGGTTTAAAAATGCCTAAAGGTGGCGACTACTCTTATAGTGGTGTGCCAGAAGCAGGGTTTGGAACCAAAAACTTTATGACTGGTGAGATGGGTTACAAAGGCCCATCCGAGTTTGGTGTTGATTATTCTTTGACAAACCCAGCCCCTCCTATTGCAACTGGAGGCTATGGTGCTCAAGACATGGGCGCTGGTCTTAACGCTCCATCACAATCCCCACTTGGTCAGCTTAAAACAGGTGCGCAAGCAGGAACCTCTAGCCCATTCACAATGAAAAACGCCTTGATTGGTGCTACTTTATTGGGCGGTTTGAGCAGTGCTCCTCCTGATGTTAAGCAGGCAGTCAGCACCATGTCTCCAGCACAAAAAGAGTATTTCAACCGCCCATCTATCCAATGGGACTGGAACCGCATGCAACAAGACGCTAACAATGCTGGCTTAGGTTTAAGCCAATATATGGCGCAAGCATGGCCTCAAATCACTGGTGGCGCATATAATATGACCGTCCAGCGTCCTGTGGGTTTAGCACGAGGAGGAGCGCTTTCACAGATTGCTTATATGGCTCGTGGATCAGGCTCAGGTCGAGATGACACCATTGATGCCAAACTCTCTGATGGTGAATATGTGATGGATGCTGAAACAGTTGCACTTCTAGGGGATGGTTCTACAAAAGCTGGAGCCGAGCGCCTTGACGCTATGCGTAGCCAATTGCGCAAACAAAAAGGTCGTCAGCTTGCCAAAGGCAAATTCAGCCCTAACGCTAAATCACCTCTTGCATACCTAAAGGGAGCCATGTAATGGGAAGTCTTTTTCAAGGTTCGCCACAAACGGCGACTTCATACACCACCTCTTCCACTGAAACTCCTAAGTGGATGCAGGATGCAATCTACAATCAAATTCAGGTTGCTACAAATATAGCTAACACGCCTTACCAGCCTTACAGTTTGCCAACTGTGGCTGAGCTGTCAAAAAATCAGCAAGACGCTTACAAGCAAGTTGCAAATATGCAAGGAGCATATAAGCCTGACATGGACTATGCCTCTGCGGGCATGAAAGGATTCTCTACCAAGGGAACTGCTGACGCATTAAAAGCGGAGCAAGGCAAATATTTGCGTCAAGACTTGGTTGGTAAAAACTTAGACGCAGGTCAAAATTATTTTAATCAAGCAGGCAAAATGGATGCAATTGGCGCGGCAAGCCCATTGTTAAATCGTGCCGCATCGATGGACATTGTTGGCGCGGCTCAACCATACCTGTCTCAAGCTGGTCAGCAAGACATCATGGGTGCGGCTAGTCCGTACATGCAACAATCTAGCCAAACAACTGCTGAAGCATTGTCAGACAGGGCTTTAAGCGCCGCTAACCCTTATTTGACTGCCGCCGCTCAAAGCGCCGCTTCAGGCATTGGTCAGTACACTAGCCCTTATCAGCAAAGCGTACTAGATGTTATTGCAAAACAAGGTGCTCGTAACTTAAGCGAAAACCTGTTGCCTGCTGTGTCTGATCAGTTTATTAAAGCGGGTCAGTTTGGTGGCACTCGAATGGGTGAGTTTGGCTCACGCGCATTGCGTGATACACAAGAGGCTGTTCTTAACCAGCAAGCTCAAGCGGCTCAACAAGGTTATGGTCAGGCTTTGTCAGCATCTCAGGCAGACCTTGCTCGTCAAGCTCAATTGGCTGGAACTGTTGGAAGTATTTCTGGCGCAGACTTGTCTCGTGTTCTACAGGGCGCTGGTCAATATCAAAACCTTGCACAGACTGCTGGTTCATTGACTGGTCAACAACAACAGAACTTGACAAACCTTGGTCAGACCTCTGGTCAAATGACTGCTCAACAGATGCAGAACTTGGCAAACATTGGTCAGACAACTGGTCAATTGACAAGCCAACAAATGCAAAACTTGGCTAATTTAGGTCAGGCTCAAACAACTGCTGGACAGGCTCAGCAACAGTTTGGATTGTCTGCGGCACAAGCGGCACAAGCGGCACAGGCTCAGGATTATCAGCGTCAGATGTCAGCCTTGCAGAATGTGGCTGGTATGGCTCAGCAAGCACAAGGTATGGGTTACGCAGATACTGCGGCTCTGGAAGCGGCTGGTGCGGCTCAGCAGGGTCAGATGCAACGACAGTTGACTGCGGCTGAACAGCAGTACATCAATCAGCAAAACTACCCTAAACAACAGCTTGATTTCTTGAGCACACAGATTCGTGGAATGGCTCCGATCACGCCGCAAATGACCACGACTTCTGGCACAACAACAGGCGCAACATATTCGCCATCAGCGTTGCAACAGTTAGCAACAGGTTTGTACACATACAAAGGCTTAAACGCCCTTGGTGGTTAATTAAGGAAGCATCATGGGATTTGAACTTGATCGATTGATGAAGCAGTTTGGGGTGGCGACTCCGAGTTTGAATTATTCGGGGACGGGCGTTCCCATAGACCCCGGGACTCGCCCCGTAGCCACCGAAGCCCTAAAGGGCGACGACCTTGCCGCCTCACAAGCCAGATACGACAACTTGCTGTCAAAGTACAACATCGACAAAGCCAACTATCCTGCTGATCAAGCCCTGTACAACACTTATAAGACCGAGTATCAGAACCGCTTGCTTGGCACGCCTCAGTACATGATGGCTCAATTTCAAACAGGTAATGAGCCTAAGTCTGCTGGCTATCAGTGGGCTACTCGTCCCGATGTCAATGTTGATACTGGCTCTGGCATGGGTTTAAAGCAGTACAACACAAACATCCAGAATTACGCAACTCAAAACCCAACAGCTAACACAGCCGCAATCAATGCGTATGCTGACAAGTATGGCATCAGCGCTCAAGACATTTACAACGCGACTAACAACCGTTGGGGCAACACTTTGCAAGTGCCTAAGTACGGCACACTCACGCCGACCGTAACAGCGCCAATAGTAACCACACCTACAACCATTACCACTGGTTCTGATGTTGTAACGACTCCTACCGTTACTACGCCTACTGTAACTACGCCTACTGTAACTACTCCTACTGTTGAAACGCCTTTGACCATATTGTCAAAGCCTATCATTAGTGATATTCCTGACGAAGTAGATACAAACATCCCGATTATTACTGCACCTGATATTTTGGAAACTATTCCAAGTATCTACACGAAACCAATAGTAAGTGATATTCCTGACACTGTTGATACCAACATTCCATTGATCATTCCTGAGACTCCTCTTGGGTTGCCTGACTTTACAGTTTTACCAAGTCCTGATGAGGATTTCCCACCGACATTGCGTAAAGATGTGTCTTTTTGGGATGATTCAAACGCGCCTGATCTTGTTGGCCCGACAAGGGGTCAGCCTGAGCTTGATGAATCTTTTGACAAATACCTTGTGACAGACACTCCAGCAGTAACCAATACTCCTGATGCCGTTGGTAACGGAACTACAGGCGGCATTCAAGACGCTATCAACGACTTGAATGATAAATACGAAGTGCAAGATTGGGAAAATCTTAACAACTCTGGTAATTTTGACGGTACGATGGCTGGTGACTTCTCACTGAACAGTGACAAAAACACCTACCTTGGCAATGACGGATTTAACTTAGACGGAAGTTACGATTTCCGTGGCAGTGACTATGATTCCTTTGGTGGGTTTGGCGGTGGTGGCATGGGCGG